CAAAGCAGAAGAAGGAAGTTCTGCAGTTAACATGAGCGGAGCTCGTTTCAAGAATGAACTTGCAGTAGTACTTAGCGCTTATAGCAATACTGTTCTCGTTCTTAACCACGTTTATGCAACAATGCAGCAGTACGGTGACGCATTCGCAATTCCTGGTGGTAAGAAACTCTACTTCTTGTCTGACGCTATTATGATGGCATCTTCTGCTGCAAAGGCAAAGGACAAAGAAGGTAATATCTACGGTAAGGTTATTACGGCTTCTGTTAAGAAGGGTAGAGCTGCAAAGGAATTTGCAAAGACTCACTTCCTCATCGAACACTCTGGTGGTATTAACCCATACTACGGTTTGTTGGACGATGCAATGGATGCAGGTTGTGTATTCAAGCCAAAGAATGGTTACTATTGCAGAACCGACTACGACGTCGATAAAGAAACAGGCGAACCAGTCAAGATGTGGAAAGAAGCAGATCTTTACTGTGCAAAGTTCTGGGTCGATTTGTACAAGGACGAAAAGTTCAATAAGTACGTCGAACAGAAATTCGCATTCGAAGATCAGGAACTCATTTCCGCAACACAAGACGTTCTTGCAATGATGGAAGGAAGACTTGAAATTCCTGACGAAACTTCTCTCACAACCAAGGAAGATGCTGATAAGGCAATCGCTGGAATTGGTTTGGACGACGACGAGTAGTAATTTCTACATCATTTCACAAAGACCAACATTTTTTGTTGGTCTTTTTTATTATACTTTTAACATACGGAGTAAACAAATGGTAGATGTAGATTTTGAACACATAATCATTAAGTCACTTTTCTGTAATGAAGTAGTACGCAGAAAGGTAGTACCTCTTCTTGATGAAAAGTGGTTTAATAACGACATAAATGCAAGCAAAATTGTAAGTAAAATAATCGAATTTAATACACAATATGAAACAATGCCGACTGTCACTGATATGAGAAGAATGATCAGAGACGCGGAAGAACTCGAAGTATTTGATAAATGTGTTTCTATTCCCGATGAAGAAGTTAGTTCTGAATATCTAGTTCGGAGAAATTGAAAAGTTTGTAAAGCAGAAGAAACTTTGGGAAGCTGCAGCAGAAATTATCAAGTATTGTAAGACACCTGATGCATCAAAGCAATCTTGTTCATTCTCAGAAATCGTAACAGATGCTGAAGCATACACATTCGACGATTCAATTGGTTTCTCTTACATGGACGAACCCGAAAGAATTTATCAAGAAGTCATTAAGAACGAAAAGGTTGTCGGTACTGGACTTAAAGCACTTGACGAATTGCTAAAGGGCGGATTCCACGAAAAGTCATTGACGCTTCTTCTTTCTCCAACAAACATTGGTAAGACTTTGTGGATGTGTGCACTTGCAAAGAATATGTTGCAAGCAGGTTATAATGTTCTTTATGTTACATTCGAAGATTCAGAAAATAAGATCGGTCAGAGAATTACACAGAACTTGTTCGACTTGTCAAGAGATGAATTGAAGGCAATGTCGTTGCAAGATTATCAGAAGTGCTGGAACAAATACAGAAATTCTATTAAGACAAATTTGTACATTAAAGAATTTCCTGAAATGGCAACTAACGCTTTGGCAATTCATGCGTTCATTAAGGAATTGAAAGAACGTAAGGGATTTGTTCCTGACATTGTATTTGTTGACTATATCGGATGTATGATTCCGAACGGAAGAGAAAATCCGAATATGAACTCGAACACAAGATTGTTGACAATCGCTTCTCAAGTACGTGCAATTAGCATGGTTGAAGGATTCCCAATCGTTTCGGGTGCTCAGGTTAACCGTGGCGGTTTTGATTCCGCTCACATTGGTTTGAATGATGCAGCTGACTCTTTCGGTCAGACTATGAAGGCTGATGCTATTCTTGCTATTACACAGTCGAAGGAATTACTTGACAATGGATATTACGATGTCGAAATTTCTAAGACACGTTTCGGTAATAACAAGGGTGAACACAGAACAATTAGAGTAAGTATCGACAAACAGAGAATTATGGATGTCGAAGATTACGATCCGACAACTCCAGCAGCTTCATTCCAAGATATCATGTTAAATGCAGCTGAAACGAGTGCTCATAGAGCTGCTAATATAATCGTTTAGGAGACAATATGGACACAGAATTTTTAAATCGGATTGTACACAGAAGATACTGAATATAATTCACTTCTGAAACACGACAAACAACAATTTTACAATAACGCTAAAGAGTACGGTTTTGACGTCAATGATATAGTCGAAGAAACCAAATTGCCAAGAATGTTGCATGATATTCTTAACGGCAACGTTACTGCAATGCTCAAATTCAACACAATGCTTATGCAAATGCATAGGACAAAGACTACAAATATTGTAGATTCGATTGTGAATTTGACGACTGATTTCATTGATGAAACTGATTTGATGAAGTTCTTGCAGCCAAACGTTATTGGGCTTCTTTCATCAGAATTAGCGCAAAAACACAATATGTACTCGATTAACTCTACGAGTGCAATTAACAAATTTATTCGATAATGCAAATTACTGCTTCACAATTATACGCACATGCGGCTGGACTTAAACAGCTATTCAGTTATAAAACAAAGAAGAGTCTCGACTTAACAAGATTATCGTCAATTTCGAAAGGAATTTTCGACAGTCTTCCTTACAGAGAAAGAGTTCAGAGATTTGTTGTTTGTTCGTATGCTGATTTAGCAAGTAGCATAAGTTCTGGCATTCTTTCGTTGCATGTGTTTGACGCATACTATCTTGGTGAATTTATTAAGACTGGTCAGTTTCCAAAAGAAGCAAAGTTTGGTTCATATCAACACTTCAATGAGAATGCGACTGGTTATTCACCAAGTGCTTTCATTGAACAAGTAGAGCGTCTATGTAAAGAATCTGAAACAAACAATACAGCATTAGCGAAATTTACGCGAAAAGCAAAGTCGATAGTCGAATTACGAAGTGATCAGACGAACATTCTTTACGATATGCTTATGGAAGGAAAGATAAATCTCATTACATACGCATACATCACAAAAGCAAAGAATGTTCAGTTTGATTTTAGCAAGATGAACATAACAGTGTATCGTGTCAACAAAGCTGCAGAGTATCTTGCGAAATTCGATTTATCGCAACTTTTAAAAAAATAAAATTTGATTATATTTTCTTTATAAATAACTATGGAACAAAAATTATAGCACCGGTTGTGCAAGCTTACTGTTCCGAATTACTAGGCAATAATTAAAACAATAGAGGTAAAGACTATGCCAATTCAACGTGATTTCAGTTCATATTTTACAGCAGTTCAAAACACAGCGGAAGTTCGTGACAACACGAAAAAGCAATCTTATACGGTTGAAAATACTTTCAAGCCGCTCTTTAAGAATGGAAAAGCAGAAGTTATCATGCGTTTCCTTCCTTCTCACCCAAATGAATTCAAGCCTTTTATTGAAAATCGTACTCACATGTATGAATACGAACCGGGTAAATTCTTCGGTTGTACATGTCTTGAAAAGTTTGGAATTTCCTGCCCAATCTGTGACCACAACCACAAGTTGTACACATGCGGCAAGTACACCAAAGAAGAAGCCAAGCCGCTTCGTTTGCCAAATCCAAAGCGTCGTTTCGTTTCTAACGTGTATATCGTAAAGAACGATAATGCACCAGAAACTGAAGGTAATGTTTACCGTTTCGAATTCGGTATTCAGATCATGGATATGATTCGTAACGCTATGCAGGGTTATGACGATCCTGAAGAAGGAAAGGTCGAAGGCTACAACCCATTCGATTGGAAGAATGGTGCAAACTTCATCTATAACGGTGTTCAGGGTGCTATGGGACCAAAGCTTGATAAGTCCAAGTTTGGTAAGCGTCGTCCAATTTCGGATAAGACTGGCCGTGAACTTACTGAAGCAGAAATCGATGCTATTGAAGCAAAGATTTACACACTTGACGAATACGACAAGAAACTCGATCAGGTTTGGAATTCTGACGAAATCAGAAAGCGCTTCGCTAAGAAGGTTGGTTATCGCTTGTTCGACAAGTTCGATGGTACTCCAGAAGCAGTAATGCCTCTACCAGATGAAATTCCGGGTACGACAGAAGCAGTTGCAAGTGTAACTGAAAGCATTACCAATGCAGCACATGAAACTGTTCAGACAGCAGCACCAGAAGTTGATGTCTTTGCAGAAGCTGCAGCTAATGCAACAAAGACTGTAAAGCCAATTAAGGCTAAGGCTGCAAAGGCTCAGGCTGAAGACGATTTCTTTGACAACCTCGAAAAGGGTGAAGGCGAAGAAGGAGCAGAAGCTTAATAGTCTCTGACATAACGAAATTTCAAACCGGTGGTTTACACAAGCCACCGGTTTTATTATATTTGCAACAAGATGACAAAACTCGACGAACTAACTAAATCACAAATTTTGATGGAATACTGTAAGCAAGCAGCATTACAGCTTCAACATAAGAAGATTGCATTAAATTCGATCAGTACTGAATGTGTATTTTGCGGTTCTAAGAAGATGAAAGGAACGATCTTCTACGCAAACACTGGTCGTTTGTGTTATATTTGCTGGAGAGCGTCTTGTCCATGTCATAC